AAACGAAAGAAAGGTGATACTGAGAAAGAGGGCTATGTCAAGTTCATAGATGAACTGCAACGTGATGGCACAGATAGATTGATTAAAGAACCTTTTAAATCCAACGATTATCGTATGGCTTTACTGGCTCGGTTGAGACATGAAGCTAACGATCCCTCCATAGATGAAGTAGCTCTTAATCATATGGACCTTGTTAATACAATGGGAGGGATTCATGTGCCTCAAGCATCGTTAACACAGTGGTATCATCCAACCAAAGGACAGTTTGTAGCTGATATGAGAGATGTTGCCAAAGAGTTTGGTGGTAAGGTACAATACAAAACGTATCCTTTCCTCCCTACAAAAGATGCTCCTGCTTTTGTCTATAAGAACACTGGACCTGTTGAAGAATATATGATACCCGGTTTGGATGATGCTATTACAGAGTGGGAAAGGAAGTTAGCTGGCTTGATGGCAAGACAAAATAAATTGCAGGAAACTGCCCCACGTGGAAGTACTCCAAACAAGCTTGAAGAAGCTATCAAAGATTCAGAAGATGGTCGCAGAACTTTACAAAGACTACAAAAGGTACGTAAAGAGCTTAAGATTTCTAGAAATGATTTAGATGCAAGAATAAAACAACAAGCAGGTTTTCTTGAAGGTACTACACGCTCGGAAAGAGCTACTAGAAGAAGAGATCGTGATTTAGCTGATACTATTGTACCTTATGTAGAACGTGATAAAAGAGAATTAGAAATTCTAGTAAACGCTAAAAAAGAATTTGGTGATGATTATCATTTACTTAACCTAACTAGAGAAGAAGTAAGATTTTTATCTGATCTCATAAACTTTGGAGAAACACCTTCTGGCTTGTGGCAACCATTAAGTCCACCTACAACTCAAAAAAATATAGATGATATTATGGATTGGTTTGATTTCTTAGAATCAACAGGTGCAGAAGCCTATGAAGTACCTTATATAACTTTAACTGATGAACTACGAAGAAACTTATTAACTAAACCAGCTCGTTTATTTAAGAAAGAAGGTGGACTAGTAGGACAGATGGATAGGTTAGGCTTTGCTGAAGGAACTAGTTCAGCAGAAGAAGATAATGTTTTAGATAAGTTTCTTGCTACCATAAAACGATCACTGGATAAAGGTAAAGAGTTCACACAAACTACTAAAGATATACTATCAAGTACAGATTTTAGATTATATTCAGATGCTGTTATAAAAAGAAAAAAAGAAACTATTACAGAAGATTGGTTTACTAAAGAAGAGCTTGAATCAATACAGGATGACGTAGCATCCCTATTTGGACCAGACAGATATCGAAGTTCTTTTGCCACCCGAAGTAAAAACATAGACCCAAGTGCTAATACAATTAGTATACCTCATAAGTGGCTGTATCAGAGCGAAGGAACTCTTCCTGTGTATCAAGTTCTTGGAACAAGCATTATAAAAATAGCACACAAAAAACCTTATAACTCTGCAAATATAGAAGTTTATGATGAATATGATTTTAATTATAGGCAGGGTGGCAGGGATAATTTTTTAAAACAAGGGATAAATTTATTAAAAAGTATGTTTACTGGAGATTACAGAGCTGTAGAACGAAGAGCAATGAGACTAGCTGAAAAATATGGTGCTTATGTATTACCTGATGAGGAGACTGCAAAGAAAGAAAATCGAAAAGCTAACTATGTTCCTATAAAAATAAATATTCCTGTGTCGGACATTATGGACGAAGACACTTGGAAGTCTTATCAATCTAAAATTACATACAATGATTAAAGACCAAGATAGAGAAGACTTTGACAAAGGTGGTGAATGATCTATCAAACCTTCTTAGACCATCTTAAACTCAGGGAAGGCTATAGGGAAGAGGTCTATTTAGATACACTAGGCAATCCTACCTGTGGTGTTGGACACGTACTAAGCTCTGCAGAGAATGATCAGTATGCTGTAGGTGAGGTCATTGAAGCAGACATACTAGATACTTGGCTATCAAAGGATGCTGAAAAAGCATGGTACTCAGCAGCCCAACAACTCCATGACTTAGGTATAAATAATCTGGATTTCTTATTGGCTTTAGGCTCAGTGAATTTTCAACTTGGTACAAATTGGCAGCATAAGTTTCCTTCAGCTTATAAAGCTTTGAAAGCTAGGGATTATGAGGAAGCCATCAACCAAATTTCTACAGGTTCTGGTACAAATGGACAATCTAAATGGAAGGAACAGACACCAGTAAGGGTGGAAGATTTTGTTAAGGCTATCGAGACCTTGACAAATTAGTAAGAGGTACTATAATGGTACTATATACAGAGAAACAACTTGAAGATGCGTACCGAAAGTATTGTTATTATCAGATAAAAAAAGATTTTTCTTTTATGCAGTTGGAAGACTTTAGAATAATGTTTGAAGATATGATGTTAGTAATATACACAGAAGAAGAAGAGTAAACAATGTCTTTTCCTTTTGAAATAATAACCATGTTAGGCTCAACTCTGATATCAGGGTTTATGAGCATGTGGTCGCAGTCATTAAAGGCTAGACAACTACAGCAACAGTTGTTATTGGCAAGAGCAGATATTCAACACAAAGCTTTTAAAGCTGCGAGAGAATATGAGAACACAGGCTTTCAATGGACTAGAAGAATTATAGCTTTAACTGCTATTTTTGCTATTGTATTATTACCTAAAGTTGTAGTAATATTCTATCCAGACATTGAAGTTACTGTAGGTTACCTTCAATTCAAACCCGGATTTTTATTTGTGGCTGAGAAAGAAGTATTGAAATGGATTTCTTTTACAGGCTTGGTGATAACACCACTGGATACTAATTTAGTAGCAGCTATAGTGGGTATGTATTTTGGAGGCAGTTTAGTTAGAAGATAGGAAAAACTATGGATAATTTAATAGGATTGATAATCATTTTGGCTTTAGTAGGATTTATAATCTATACTAAAAAGCCAGAGTGGTTTAACAAGATTTTAGGCTTTTTTAAGAAGTCTAAATAGAGCCTGTTTAAGGCTCAAAAACTGCTAGGCATACACAGGTACGTCTAGCTTTATAAAGTTCTCTTAGAACGGCTCTATGGGCGTCTAAGAGGTATTAATAACTCGCTTATAATTAAGGAGAAAAGAAATGGTTATAAAACATAACTTGGTGGATTTTTATTCACCCTCATTTGCATCTATGTTCGTTGGATTTGATAGGTTGTTCGACAGCTTATCAAGGGCTACTGAAGTATCAGTACCTACCTATCCACCTACCAATGTGAGTAGAGATGGAGAGAACTACACTATCGAAATGGCTCTAGCAGGGCTTGACGATAACGACATAGACGTTGAAGTACAAGAAAATACTTTAACAATAATGCACGAATCGTCTGAAAAAAAGGAGGAAGGCAAACTCTTCAAAGGAATTGCCCAACGCTCTTTCAGACGGCAATTTAAATTGGCTGACGATATAGAAGTTGTTGGTGCGAGCTTGAAGAATGGTCTTCTATGTATTAACTTAACTAGGTTCATTCCAGAGGAAAAGAAACCTAAACAAATTAAGATTGAATCGTAGATGAAATCAGTTCAGACATGGCTGGTAAATGGTATAACGGAAGAACGGAAATTAAAGAAAAGAAAAAAGGAGAGAGAGATCGAATTAGTCGTGCTCGTAGGCACAGGATTATTATGCGTGTCCTCTTTATTTATCTCATTATTGACATACTCGTAGATTTTAAATTAATTTAGTGGAATCACAATGGAGAAGTGTAGGATAACTACGTCTAAAAATTGCGAACCTTGTTATCAGGGAAAGTTTTGGGAGCACACCACAAAAACTTTCAAAACTTGGAAAGAGTTACAACAAGGTAAAGAGTAACTACTGTATTCGAGCATTAAGATTTGCTTCAATAAGATTGTGTATCTTATCAAATTCTACTTGAGCTAATTTTATTGTAGTCTTTAAAGTATTAAAAATAACAGGATTAAATTTTTCTTCTAATTGATCTATATCACTGACGCTTCGTTCAGTAATAACTTTTCCTTTCGTATCAATCAATAATTTATAGCTTACTAAAACGGCTTCATTCTTTTTCATTTTGAATTTCTGTAAAGGTTAGACTTCCGTGATCTCCTCTCAAGCCAGCTTTCATATACGCTGTAGCTCTCCCTTCAAAAAAGTTTTGGTGTTCAACTCCGATTACTTCATCAAGCCAATCCAAAGGATTGTTTTGTTGGTCATAGTTTGTTCTAAGACCAAGCTGTAGTAATCTCCTGTCAGCTATGTATCTGTTATAAGCATACATATCTTTTTTAGTTAGACCTTCAATGTTGCCCATAGCAAACACAAGGTCAAGGAACTTATCTTCTAATTTAACCATCTTCCGACAGATAGCATAAAGTTCCTTCTTAAACTTATCTGTCCATATATCCAAGTTCTCTTTAATAAAATCCCTGAATAGCTTTGTCATTGCCTCAACATGTAATGATTCATCACGTATGGAGTACGTAACTATCTGCCCCATACCTTTCATCTTGCCAAATCTAGGAAAGTTTAACAGGATTGCAAAGCTACTAAAGAGTTGCAGTCCTTCGGTGAAGGCTGAATAGACTGCTAAAGTCTTAGCAATAGCTTGTTTGTTCTTACGAGTAGGCTTAAAGTCTTTGATGTAATCATGCTTGTTTGCCATCTCTTCATACTCTGAGAAAGCTTTGTATTCAGTTTCCGGCATACCTACTGTATCCAACAACAAACTGTAAGCATGTTGATGTATGGATTCCATGTTAACAAATGCACCCATCATCATCCGAGCTTCAGGCTTTTTAAATATGGGCATAAATTTATCTACATAACCTGCACCGACATCTACATCTGACTGTGTGAATAGCCTAAATATTTGAGTCAACAAATTCTTTTCAGAGTCTGATAAGTCTTGCCAATCTTTGATATCTGTATGCAGAGGCACAGATTCAGGTAGCCAATGCATTTGGTTTTGCTGTACATAATAATCGAACATCCATTGATGATCGAAAGGTTTGTAATAGTCTCTATTTTTTAATAAGCTCATTTGTTTTCCTCCACTAATGAAGTTTTCATTGATGGTCCAACCATTCTAACCTTTGGTGTCCATTTATATTTCTTAGTCCGATCATAGTTAAAAGGTTTTGCCACTACAAAAGGATTATGTCTTTTACCTACCCAAGTAAAGAAGAAACATACCTGTATTGGATCAACATAATTTATCCAAACTTCAATAGCTAATCCATTACTTTCATGTGGATACATTCCTCTAGGAGAATACTCTTCACAATATTTTTCAATTTGTTCTTCATTCTCAGCAGCTAAGTAGTGCCAATTACCTAAGTAATCTTTGGCTTTAGCAAAAGCATATGTGCCTTTGATTTCGCTGTAAAGTTTTTCTTTAATCTGAGACATTTAAAAATTATCCAACAAACACTTCAGTTTCTCTTCAGCAGTAGCTAGTTGCGTCATTAGTATATCCATTGACTCTATAATATGTGGGTGTTCTGCTACACCAACACTAGACTCAAAATAAACTTCAAGTTCTGCTTTAGCTATTGCTATATCTGCTTCATACTTTCTTTTTAAAGCATCAACTCTATTTTCTTTTCTTAGTTCTTCACTCATTATTTTCTCCTTCTTCAGCAGGTTTCATTACAAACATTAATTTTTGCATAACCTCTTTATCAATTACACAAACATTGTCTAGATTTGTAGTAACAAATACTTCTTTCTTCGTAAAATCAGAAAACAATAGAAGTATAACCATGCTTAATCCAAGACTAATACCGATTGTAAAACCTATTAAATTATTTTTCATTCTTTTCTCCTTCTTGTGGTTCTGTATCCCATACATTTAAATTAGCTGCCACAGTTCTTCTCTCTCCTTTACCAAAGAAAGGATAGACCATGTGTTGCATCCATGATGGGAACATTAGTTGTCTACCCACTATTGGTTTTATTGAAGCTGATTGTGGTGGTCTTAATCTTTTAGTATTCATTATCTCATTACGACCATAAGTGAAAGCTAAGAAGCCATCACAAGCTCCTGAAGCTCCATATAATGAATACAGTCCTTCGTTACTTTGCTCATGTTCACCTAACTTACCAATCTGTTTAGGTACTTTAGTCCATGTCGTGGTAGATATACCAGTAAGGGTCTTAGTACCATGATCGTGTATAGGATTGTAATCCCCTTCATAACTGTGAACTGACCATAGCTCGTCTATATCTACTGCTTTATTGTTAAAGTAATGTCCTGTTACATCGCCAAAAGCTTGTAAATAAAACACTCCCATAGCTGTAATAAATTCATAGTAGTCTTTTAATTTTTCATCTGTATGATCCATCAATAGCTGTTCGCCTTGATGTATCTGTCCAACCAAAGTATGTGAAAGAGATTTTCTATCTTTATCTTTTTTATAAACATCTAGATAAGTATTCAAATCTTTTATTAGCTTCTTAGGTAATTGACATTCCATCATAAGTACAGCAGGTAAATTATGTACCTGTAAGTTTACTTCTTCTGCATTAAATTCCATATCAACCTTCACAACTTAAACATTCAACATCTTCTAACTTAACTCTAGGTATTTTTATATTTACATTCTC